AGCGGCGGGGGCCGCTTGGCCAGACCACGGGGCGCCACCGGAAGCAGTCGGAGCAGCAGCGGCAGGCGCACCAGCGCCAGCGGATACCGGCTCGTACTTCTTGATGATGTTGCTCTCGCGCTTGCGGTCGTCGATCTCGACAGCCACGGTGATGAGCATCGGCTTGTTGTGCAGTTCAGCCGAATCGCTGGGCTTGATGACATTCACAGCGCGGCAGATAGCGCCCAGTTCGCGCTGTGCAATATCCACGGCGGTCTGGTTCGGATTGACAAGGTTCAGGCGTGCCCAGAGCTTGCGCCCCTTCTGCGGGCCGTCCAGCACTTCAAAGGTGAATTGCAAGAACTGTCCGGTGCCTGACTTGGTGGGCTTCATTTCGGAAGCGGTGGCGATTACCACGTATTGCCCTTCGGGCAGCGCGGAGAACTCTTGTTGCTCGGGTACTTGGGAGGCGTCAAAGCCTGCGAGATTGGCCATCGTTCGATCCTTTCGTTATGGCAGTTGGTAAAAAGTTGAGGAAATCTCAATCACTCAGGCAGCAGAAGCCGCCAGAGCGTTTTCAAAAGCGTTCCAATCCAGAGGCAAGGATGCCGGCAGGTTGTAACGGTTCTTTGCCAGATAGGCCGGCGTCTCCTGCGTGTACAGAAGGCGCTCGCCCGTGGTGATGCCGCGATTGACTTGCTTGTTGAAGCCGACTTCATCCTTCTTGACGAGGGTGCGGTAGTTGGCAAACAGCACGGCATCTGCCCATTCCTGCAACAGCGCGGAGGCACGCGATTGCAGCTTGGGTTGGTAGCGGTCATACGGCTCGACCTCAGGCGAATCGAAGCGCTTGATTTCGCAATGCCCGATGATGATGACCACCATGTTCTTGTCGTTGCGAAGCGCGTTGAATCCGTCCAGAACCTCGCGCCACTTGTCGGCCAGGATCAGCGCACCCTTGCCGTAGGCCAGTTCCTTGGCGTCGTGCTTGGCTTCAATCTCGGCTTGCAGGATGGATTCCAGCCAATCGGCAGAGTCCAGCACTACGGACTTGTAATCATGCGGCTCGGTGTAGAGCGTGCGAATCGCCTCCATCACGTCGTCGCTGGTCTTGGCCAGCGGGAAACTGCTGGTGTCGATGCTGCCCAAGCCGTCCTCCGTGCAGATGAAGATGGGATCTGGTGCATTGGCAGCAAACGTGCTTTTGCCGATGCCGTGGGTGGAGTACATGAAGATGCGCGGGGCGTGAATCGTTTTGCCCTTGCGGATAGAGTCAAGGTTGAATGCCATCGGTCGTTCCTTTCGTTGATGTGCCGCGTGAGCGGCGGTTGTTTGCCTGTTCTGCCAGCGTTGCCCACTTGCAGTTCTCAGGTTCGTAGCTCCCGTCGTTGTCGATGCGCTCGATGGTGTAGCCAGTGGGGCGTGGCCCCATGTCGGCGATGAAGTTCTCGAACGAATCCCAGCGTTCGCAGACACGGATGCCGCGTCCGCCGTACAGCGGGTAATCCTTACAGCGCGGATTGCTACACCGTTGCCGCATGGTTTTCCAAACAGCAAAGATGGCGGTATGTGCGCTGCCGTGCTTCTTCGGCGGGCCGTCGCTATGCCTGCCGTTCTTTCTTGCGTTCTCTGCACGCAGGCATCCGCACGACTTCACCACGCCACGCTTGACCAAGGTGCCCACGGTGATGACCTCTTTTCCGCAGTCGCACCGAAACACCCATTGCCGCTTGCCGTGTTGGTCAGACCAGATTTGCCCAACAGCAGTCAGGCGGTTGAACTTCTGGCCAGTGATGTCGATTGCCCGCATCGCCTACTCCGTGATGATTCGTGAAGGCTCGACGTTGTGCTCTGGTGCCGTGTCCTCGATGGTTTCGTATCGCTTTGCATTGCCAAGGATCGACTCCATCAGGACGGATACCATCTGGTGCGCTTGCGATTCAGGCTCTACTTTGTCGCCAAAGTCAGCAGACACGGTTACGGATTCGCCGTCGTCGGCAATGGTGATTGATGCAGTAGCCATTACGCGGACTCTTTTTGCATGGAATAAAACAGGTCATGCAGGCATTTCAGCTTTCCGTCTGGAAGGCGGGTGATGAGGTCAATATGCCCTTCGATCTCACACCAGCAGTCGGATACCAACATCGCGCCGAAGCGTGAGAAATTCTTGATTGGTTGCCTCAAAAGCCACTCCATTTTCTGTCCGATTGAGTAAATCTCAACCTTACAGGCGTGACAATGCTCATCGGCGACAAGCCCCTGATAACGGCGCTCGGCAGCCAAGTAGCCCTCCAGCGGCCAGAGCTTTTCGCGGGCATCGTCATGGGCCAGACTCTCGCCCAGTTCCTGATCGAAGTCAGCGGGATTGACGCAAGCCGACCGGCCCAGCACCGTGAAACCATTGACCATCTTGATGGCGCAGATGGTGGTGGTCGTGCCAGGCAGCCGGTGATAGGTCACGGTGTCAATGCGAAGGTCGATTGACTGATTGGTGACGGCGCTCATGCTGCGACCTCCACGGGCTTGACCTCGACGACAGTCTTGGCCGGCTTCACTTCGATGGGCAGCAGCTTGTAGATGTCGGGCTGGTTGTCGGCCAACCACTTGACGCCCTTCTCATCCAGTTCGGGCTTGAACTTGACGGGGTGCATGTCGATGGGAATCTGGGCCTTGATCGTCTCCCAGGCTTTCCAGTCCATCTTGCGGCTGATCTTGCCGGTGACGGTGATCTTGAAGCCGGTGGCATCCACGGTCTTTGCGCCTTCGTCACGCTTGCCGGTGAGGCTGACGATCTGATCCTCGATGGCGATGCGTTCGGCGTTGGCCTTTTGTTCGGCCTGCTTGGCTTTCAGCCAGTCTGTGCAAAGTTGTTCGATGGTCTGGCTCATAGCGTCATCCTCGCGTTGCGCCACGCCGTGCGAACACGCATCTTCATGGGCATGTGCCGGAAGATGCGCAGGTAGTACAGGAAGTCGGTCAGAAATTTCTTCACTTTCGCTCCTTCGTTGGTTAAGGGAAACTCAATCATACATGGCATTGAGAAAAACTCAACCAGAAAGGCGAAAAAAATTTTTACTCTGTTGAGTCTGGCGAATCAGATCAGGGTCTTGCGGACGGTGATTTCCGTCACCAAGCCGACGATGCGCACACCCTCATCCATGCGGTAGGTAGGGAAACGGGTGTCGTCGGCCACCAGCAGATCGTCGCCCCCTTCGCGCACATACTTGCGCAACACGGGTTCGCTGGCCTTGCTGATGATGGCCAGCACGAATTGCCCAGGCTCGGGCACATGGGCCTTGCTGATAACGGCATAGCAGCCGGTGGGGCAGGTACTGGTGAGAGCGTCACTCGATACCAGCATGGCCGCTGCGGTTTGTGGCGGATAGGCAACAGCGGTTTGCAGCAGTTCCACCACAACATCCCAGTGCCAGCGGGCCATTGCAGAGGGTGGAACGACAGGGACGGTGAATATCGGAGCTTCTGGCTTGTTGCCAATGGCGGCCTGCTTGCCGCTGTCCGCGCCCAGCAGCCAGTCGCAACTGACGTGATACCAGCGGGACAGTTCGGCCAGTGCGGAGGCGGAAGGCTCGGTCTTGCCAGCTTCCCACAGGTTGATGGCGGACGGCGAAAGGTTCAGGTGTTTGGCCACGTCACGTTGCGTGATTTCGGGGGTGATGGCCTGACGTGCAGCACGCAGGCGCTGGGCAAGTACGGGTTTCATAGGTGGCTCCTTCGGTCGCTCGTTCAGTTATTTTCATGCGTTTGGTCAGTATAGAGAAATACTCAGCCTTGGCAATACGATGATTTCTGTATAACATTGAGTTTTTCTCAATCTCAAACCACGGCGATGACCAAAAAAATGAGTAATCCTGATGAACCGGTGGGCTTCACCGTTGAGGGCGTCCTTGCACTGGCAGGCGGGCGCGGCGCGGTTGCCAAGGCGCTGGGCGTGTCTGTGCAGTCGGTGGCCAAGTGGGATCGTCGCATCCCGTCGCAGCATGCCCGCAAGGTGGCGGTACTGGCGGGCCTGCCTCTGGAGATCGTGCGCCCGGACATGGTGCAGCGAGGCCACAGCGAGGCCAGCGACTACGTGACGGCCACCAGCAAATGAGGAAGCGCAGCAAGTACCGGCCAAAGGGCGTGCGTCTGGATGCGGTGAGCTGGGTCATCAACGGCATGAAGCCCGTGACCGTGGCCAAGGGCGAGATTCTGACGCTGCGCATCAAAAACCACATGGCGCTGGACGTGCTGCGCACGGGGGGGGGTGGCAAGTCCGACATGGATGTGGTGATTGCCGCCCTCAACATGACCGAGGCGCTGGCACGACTGCGCATCGGCAGCGAACTTACCGACCAGATAAAGCAGGCGTCATGACAGAAGAAAAACCACAATCATCTATTTTCGCCGAGTTCGCATGGAAGTTTCTGGAGCGAGACATCAGCGTGGTGCCCATCGCACCAGGCAGCAAAAAACCCGGCCAGTGGTCTGAAAGCCAAGGCTGGCGTGGCATGGGCGACTGGACGCGCTTCGCCCAGCGCATGCCGACCGACATCGAGATCGAACACTGGGAGAAGTGGCCGGATGCCGGTATCGGCGTGGTGCTGGGCAAGTTGTCGGGCCTCGTGGCACTGGACAAGGACTACGATCTGCCGGGGGGCGGCAATGATGCGCTGCAAGCCCTGATTCCTTACAGCCCGGTCGCCAAGCAAGGCGAGAAGGGTTGGACACGGTTCTACCGCTGGAACGGCGAGAAGTCGTGCAGCTTCGACGTGGGCGGAATGCGCGTGCTCGATGTGCTGTCGGACGGCAGGCAGACCGTGGTGCCGCCAACGATCCACCCCACCGGCCTGCATTACACGTGGATCACCGAGGACACGCTTGATTCCATCCTGTCGGTGTCCGAACTTCCGACACTGCCCGATGACTTCCTCCAGCAAGTCGAAAAGGTGCTGGCGCCGTACCAGACCGACAACGACAAGAAGCACCAGAAACGCGCCGTCGCGCCCAAGGAGGACGACGGCCACATCAACACCGACCTGTCGATTCAGGCCGAATACTTCCGCGACCTGAACAGCGCGGCACTGGCCCGCCTGGATGACTGGGTGCCCAAGATCATCCCGACCGCGAAAGCCGATCATGACGGCTTCCGGTGCGTGGCCACGTGGCGCAACTGCAAGAACCCGAACGTCGGCATCCACCCGCACGGCATCCGTGACTGGGGCGGTGGCTACGGCATGACCGCCGTCGATCTGGTGATGTACGCCAATGGCCTGACCTTCCAGCGTGCCGCTGAATCCCTGCGCAACTGCCTTGCGCTGGCAGAACCAGAACCGATTCAGATGACCGTGGGCGGCATGCCCCAGCACCAGGCGCAGCCCGTGGCCCAGCCGGTGAAGTTGCCGCCGCTGCCATGGCAGAAGATGGTGGAACAGCCCGCAACCGTGATGCTGCCGCCAACCACCAGTGACGAACCAGCGAAAGCCATCCCGCGCTTCATCACTAACCCGCCCGGTATCCTGAACGACATCGCGCAGTGGATCACCGCCACCGCCCCCAAGGCCCAGCCCGAGTTATCCCTTGCCGCAGCTATCTCGCTGGCGGCTACTTGCACACAGCGCATCTACCGCAGCAATCTGGCCAACTTCACCAGCCTCTACGTGGTGATGGTCGCCAAGTCGACCGAAGGCAAGGAGCATCCGCAATCGTGCGTGGAGCGTGTGCTGACGGCTGCCGGCCTGCAAGACCTGATCGCCGGTTCCGGCTACACATCGGCGGGCGCGGTGTTCTCGGCCCTGCTCAAGCAGCCCAGCCACATCGCCATCATTGACGAGATGGGCAAGCTGCTGAAACTTTCGCGCAGCAAGGGCAACGCCAACAGCGAGGCGGCCATCGACAAGCTAGTGGAGGCCTTCGGCAAGCTCAACGGCGTGATGCGCCCACCGGTCTATTCGACCATGACCATGACCAAGGCGCAGGCCACGGCCATGAATGGCTCGGTGCCGCTGATCCAGAACCCCGCCGTTACCATTCTGGGGGCAACGACACCGGCCACGTTCTACGGCAACCTGACCGACGATCTGGTGCAGGACGGCTTTCTCGGTCGCCTGATCGTAGTGGAATCCAGCCAGCCGCGCCAGTTGGCCCGCTTCGTGGATCAGACAGATCCACCGCCGCACATCGTGGAGTGGTGCAAGAAGGTGAGTACGCCAGCCCAGCGCACGGGCAACCTGACCGAAATCAGCATGGCAGAGATGCCAGCGCACACGGTAGGCATGAACATCAAGGACGATTGCCAGGAGTTGATGCGATCGTTCGAGGCGGAACTGAACCAGTTGAAAGACCAGTTCGAGCCGGAGCATCTGGACGTGCTGCTGGGGCGGACGTTCGAGAAGGCGCTACGGCTGGCCATGATTGCCGCCAAGGCGATGGATGCCTCAACCCTGACGGTGCGCCGTGAGCATCTGGAGTGGGCCATCAGCTACGTGCGCCACTATGACCTGTCGCTGGTGCGTGCCGTGCGCAAGAACCGCATCGTCAGCCAGATCGACACGGACATGAAGAAGGCCGTCGATTACATCCGGGGCGCTCGCAAGTACGCCAGCGATCCCAAGCTGGCGCATCTGGCGGGCGTGCTGGCTGCTGGCGCGATGCCGCGTCAGTTGTTGCTCAAGAAGATGCACATGAAGGCCAGCGAGTTCAATGCAATGATCGACACCGCCATCGAGGCGGGCATCATCACCCGGTCGCCCGGTGTGCATCTGAACTATGCAGGCGACGTGTATTACTGCGCGGATCAGGACTGACGGCGGGTAGCCCCGTCGTATTCGTCGGCTAGTCTTGCCGCGCCTGCCTCGGCTTGCAGGCGTTCAGTCTCTGTGCGCTCTTGCCACCGCCCTACGCGGTAGGCGACATACAGCGCCAGCAGCATCAAAATTCCAGTCATATCCATCGTTCGCTCCTTCGTTTTGTGCCAGTCTGGCATAAAAACGGGCCGTCTGCGCGGCCCGGTTGGTCATGGTTTCTTCCTTGGGCGCTTCACGCCTTCGGGATAAGGTTGCTTGTTGGGCGATCCACGCGGGCGGCCACGCGGGCGCTTGCCAACAATGTCTTCCACCTTGCCATTGGTGCGCAGCTTGTTGCCGATCACCGGCAGAGACGTGCGCAGCAGATCAGACCAGCAAATCACCCACCGGCCATTGACCATGTGCGCGTCACCGTGCATGTACCCGGCACGACACCAGGCCGTGATGCACTGGGGCGTGACGCCAAGATGCGCGGCCAGTTCCTTCGGACTCATGAACATGGCTACGCTCTCACAATCGGCTTGTTGGTGCCTGCGAGGATGGCCCGAACCATCGGGCCAGAGAACAGGATGGGGCGCTCTTTCACGGCTGCACTTCCTCAAATTCGTGGTTGTCATTGAGGCGGTACGCGGTATCTGGCTTAATTCCATCCTCGCCGACATACCCGATTTTGGTGCGGTATCGCTGGGCTTTGCTGTCCCACCACTGAATCCGAATTTCGCCGCTCTCGCCAGCCGTTGCCGTGCCGCTCTCGCCAGCCGTCGCCGTGCCGTAATGGCCAGCCGTTGCCGTGCCGCTCTCGCCAGCCGTCGCCGTGCCGCGATAGCCAGCCGTTGCCGTGCCGAGTGCTCCAACTTGTATCACTTCACCGTCGCCAACATTCATGCACGCGCCAATGACAGCCACGTTCAGCGCCTTCGGTTCGTTTGCGATGATGAAGTCGGCAGCCTCTGACTTGGTGCCGATAAAGCGCACTCGCGCATTGGGAAATTTGCATTTCCCGCCCAGCATGACGATTTCTGCGCTGGGCACTTCGAGCACCATCCATTTGGCGTCGGCATTCTCCCAGTACGAGACGCAGGAATGATCGCCTTGGCCGTACAGCCAACCGTGCAGCCCGTTGCCGCACTCTTTATTCTTCTTCCAGTCAGGCGCTGACACTTCGGCCCCCACGTCTGCGGGCCATGAGAACCCGCTATGGCTAGTCAAGTCAGGGCGGCATACGCGCAGCACCAGGGAGGTTTCGGCGGATGCCGGCTTTTTCGATTGCTTCTTGGTCATTTTCGGTTCCTTGTGTGAGAAAAGTTCAACTCAATAGGCGAGTTAATCGCCATCGTTTGCTACGGTTTCGAGTGCCGCCAGCAGGGGCGACATGAGGCGGCATAGGTCGCTGTGTTGTGGTGCCATGAGTACCAGCAGCGCCGACATGGCTTCGGCTACGTTCTGGACGGTTTCCTTGGGGGTTTCGCCTACGAGTGGATTCACTGACCGGCCCCTTCTTCTGCTTGCGCGATTGCTTCGCGCACCTGTTCCATGGCCTCGCGGCAAATGAAGCCGTCTCCGTCTTTGTCCGTCTCGATCAGATTCAGGGCAGCCAGCAGGCGGTCGCGCTGCATCTCGATGTAGATCAGCTTCGATAGCAAGGCGCCATGGCCTGTGATGTCGCATGCTGGGTTTTCGATGTCCTCAGTCTTGAACCCGGCAAGACGGTTCACGCAAGCAGCAATGCGCCGTGCATTGGCCTTCTGGCGCTCGTCGGTGAGTTCGCCGTTTTGTCTGAATGCGATTACCCATCGGCCATCGTGGGTCAGCATGCAATACTCGTTGGCCTCGCCCTGGGCGTGCCACTTCCATGGTTCCGGGGTGTGGTCGATCATGCTTTGCTTCCTTCTGACTGGGCGATGGACGCCTTGATCGTGGCCACGGCCTTCGCTACGGCGCCCGCCTTGTAGCAGGGGTCGTTCTCGTCGCCGCGCTGGCGCCGCAATTCGTTGATCGTCACCG